CAGTGATCTCGACCGTCTTGATCAGCATGTACGCGCCAAGGGAGACAGAGGTGATCGTATCAGCGGAATCGGTGGCAGCCGTGCCAACAGCGACCCAGCTTGCGGAATTCACGGTGCCCTCCACGGGGATCGTGATATTGCCCGGGATATAGGTCATCGTAATGCGCGACAGGATCGGGTTCCGATCGAACACGCCGACGATTCTGTTGAGCGTCTGGGTGGGGATCGCAGCAGTGGCCGTCACCGCCGCGCGCTGCTCGGCGCTCAGGCTGCGGCCCTGCAGATGCATGAGGTAGGCCTCGCGATACTCCGCCGAATCAACGGTGAAGCGCGCCTGCGTCGGCTCAGCAGCGCTCGGCGCTTCGATCGTGCGTCCGGTCACGATGCCGGCGGCGATGTTGGATCGCAGGCGCTGACGCGCCTGCATTTCATTCAGGATCTGCTGGCGCTCCGCATTCAGGGCGTCGGCCTCGTTTTCCAGTGCGGTCAGCGCATCGCCGCTGGCCGTCTCCGCCTCCTGCTGGATGGCAGCCAGGCGCGCATTGATTTCATCAAGTCTCATAGTTGAATTCCTCCTGTGAATTAAGTTTGATTTTCAAGCGCAGTCTTCTGCGCCTATCGTCAAGCTCTGCCTCACTCCGGGCTGCAAGACCGATCACTCCGTCGGCCCAGCTGCGAGCATTGATTTCTGTATTATCGTTTGCGGGGATACTGACCGCAGACACGTCATAGATCTTCTTCACCGTGCGGTGCACGATCGTGCGCGTCTCGGCGTCCCAATAGCAATCACCGACGCGGAAGCGCCAGGACATTTTCGTGATCATCTCGGCATCAATGTCCGCGTACAGGCCGCGGGCGCCCTCGGTGCGGCCGAGGTCGGCGGCCATAAACAGGCCTGCATTGTCCGGCCCAACGATCAGGCTGCCGTTTGTGCTGCGCGCAAACACCCGCCCTGCATGGTCAAACTGCATGATGACATCGCTCATATCGCAGTCGTCAAAACAGCCGCGCTCAAAGCGCTCATAGATCGGTTCATCGCCGTCATAGTAGAGCACATACGGCTCATAGCGTGCGGCATAGCCCTCCACGTAGTAGTTCGTTTCGATACGCTTCTCGGCTTCCTTTTTCGGCAGCAGCACAAGCGATCGCGCCTGCGCGTTCGCCTTAAATTTAATCTTATTCTCCGGCGTCATTTTTGTCCTCCCCTTCCACCGGCTGCGGCTGCACAGCCTGATCCAATTTGCTGATCTCCGCATACTCCTTGCGGATATATCGCTTGTCCCCGTCCGGCACGTGCGGCAGCTGCCAAATGTCCATCACATCATTCGTGCTGAGGATTCCGCGGTCGAACATCTGCGAGCTGACCTGCAGCTTGTCACTGTTGGTCATATACTGCAGCCGGTTTGCGCTCCACATGATGGAGTTCCCGCGCGCAAGTTCTGCCCGCGTGAACGTCATACAGGTCATGGCCTGCGACAGCTGGAGGGCAAACGGCTCAATTTTTCCCTCGTAGTACGCGCTCCATGCATCGCCGACCGTCTTATTCTGCAGCACATCCTCGTTGCAGCCGAAGTAGTTGAGCACGCGCGTCTGGATGATCTGCATCTGCTCCGGATCCACGATCTCCGGCTGGGACTTGATCTGCTGCACATTGGTGTAGGTATTCGGAAACAGAGCCAGGCCGCCGGAGTCCGGGCCGAGGTTTTCAGCTACGAACTTCTTGCGTTCCTTTTTCAGGTCTTCCGCCTTGGCAAAGTTGTTCACCGTAGCCATGAAGCGAAAGCTCGCGCTGTTGCGAATGCCTTCTTCAATACCCTGATTCTGCACGTTCAGCAGCTGCAGCGTCGGCCGCAGTGCCGCGTTGTTCTCGCCCTTGATGTCGCTGCTGTACAGATATTTGCTGACCACACCACAGCGCGCCAGCTCGATTGCAGCCTTCTGCCCGCTGCGGAATGTATAGCGCAGCCACGGCTCGCCAGATACCTCGATGATCTCCACCTGCATCGGATTGACCGGGTAATAGCCGATCAGTTTCTCAAATCCGTCGAGCACAGGGACGATAAAACACGTGTTCTGCGCATCGTAAATCGTGGCGACCTTGTAAACGAACTGCGCAGACGTCATAAATGGATTCGGCCTGCCGTCCAGGAGTGCCTTCTGCGCTTTCGTGTTTGCGCCGCTGACGACTGGCGTCAGCTTGCTGCAGTGATTGGCAAAGGTATGAATACAGGAGCGCGTCAGCTCCATTTCGTAAACCCCGCCGTCGTATGTTGAGAAAACGGGTGTATACCCGTCGAGCATTTCAAAATAACCGCCCAGCTGTTTTGCCGCTTTTCCTTTGCCGAAAAGCTTTGTAAATGCGCCCATCCGGCTCCCTCCTGTTCTAATTCTTGAGCTGCTCGCCAATCTGATCGTACCATTTCTGGCGAACCGTCAAGGCATCCATGACGGCGACAAAGCCGTCGATGTGCGTCCGCGGTTCGAGCTTGACCGGTCGAATCTTCCGCGTTTCTTCGTTCTGCTTCATGCCCACGTTCAGGAAGTGTGCTTTCAGCAGATTATTCGCGCCGAGCAGCAGCTTCTTATCGCGCAGCAGCCCGTCCACCTCATGGATGACCGGCGTCAGGTTTTCACCCTGAAACACATCGTCCATGTGGAACCCGTACTGCTCCATCTGCTGCACGAGATACTGCGCGGAATACCGGTCATAACCAACCTGCAGCGGTAGGATCTCATAATCCTCGACGAGCATACGGAACCACTCAAAGCAGTCATTGTAGTCCACGAAATTCTCCCCGCTTGGCTGGACCAGCTCCGCCGAAACATATACGCGGTAAGGCACACCCTCCCGCTCCTGCAGCTCATCAATTTTATTCGATGGCATAAAAAACTTTGCAAAAGTGTACAGCTTGCCGTCCCGCTCAATTACCACGCAGCAGGCCGTCAGGTCAGTAGTCTGGGACAGGTCGATACCGCCGACGCAATAGGTGCTGCGGAAATCCTCCAGACTGTACTCGCCGCCACTCACCGCATCCACCACAGCAAACGGCAGCCATGCCTGCGTGCTGCTCTGTTTGATGTTGCAGTACTTGGTCATAAACTCGGCGCGCTTGCTCAGGCTGTTGTGCGCGATGGCGATCTCCTCTCTGAAAAAGTCCTCGGAGACGCTGACGCCCATGTTCGGATTGCTCTTGCGCAGCTCCTCGATGTCGTCCCATTTTTCCACGTCGTCGATCAGATACAGGATCGGCAGCAACCTACGCTCCTCGCTGGCGCCCATGAGGACAGCCGTCGCACGCATCATCAGTTCATCATATGGCCCATCGTTGACATAGCCGGCCGTGCTGATACTCAGGATCATGGGCTGCTTGCGCGCGCCGAGCGCAGACTTCATAACTTCGTACTGTTTCAGCCCCTGCTCAGCCGGCCAACTCGCAATTTCGTCACACACCGCCAAATGCGGGTTGAAGCCGTCGCTCTTCTTGGCATTGAACGCCAACGGGCGAATACTCGTGTTTGTTGTCTCGAGATACACGTCCGAGCGCCGCTTCTGCGCCAGCTGCGCAAGTTCCGGCTCCTGAAGCACCATGCGGAAGAAATTATCGTATACGATGGCCGCCTGCTCCAGCTTGGGTGCCAAGCAGTAAATCTTCGCGCCATACTCGCCGTCCAGGTAAGCCATGTAAGCGATACAGGCGGAGGCGAACAGGCTCTTGCCGTTTTTGCGTCCCATGACCAGAAACACCTCTCGGAAGATCCGCAGGCCTTCCCCGTCCACGATGCCGAACATCAAGCACACTGTCGACTTTTGCCACAGCTCCAGATGAATCAAATCGTTGCGCCCCTCGCAGTGATGGCAGAACGTCTCGATAAACGCGATTGCACGATTTGCTTTCCGTTCGTCGAAATAAAAAAGACCATCGCGCAGGCCCGCGGTGATCTTCTCGTAAAGGATCCGCACCCACTTCCCGACAACGACCTCGCCAGTCGTCATCTTGTGGTAGTACTCCTGAATAAAATTTGCGTAAGGCGTCATTTGTTCATCAGCTCCGCCAGGCGGCTCTCTTTCTGCGCCGGCGGCACCAGCTCGAGCAGCTGCTTCGTAATGGCGTTCAGATTTTTCGTCAGACTGATGTGCACATCTGCGGCAGCAGCCTTTTTCATGCCGCCCTGATTGACGCCGTTCTGGTAGTGCTCTACCCATCCGGTTTCGTTGAGCTGCACCTCAAGGTCTTGGAGGCTCACGGTAATGAAAGCCGCTCGGTCAATCAATGATTGGCAGGTTTCGAGCTTGTTTGGCTCCAAATCCTTAAAAATCTCCTGCAGCCGCTTCTTTTCGCGGTCAACTCTCGTCTTTTTGGTCAGTTTCGCCATTTCTACACCCCCTTGCGTAGCGCGCGGAGTAAAATTTAACTCCCCGGCTCGGTCCCCTGCCCTCGTTTTTTCGCTGCGCGATGGGGGGGAGTCCAGCCGCTCGGTCAGTAATTTGTGTTGCGGATGATCTCGCCACCTGGGCCGTACAGGCATCTGCCCGGCGTTGTCTTCCTCGGGTCGCGCTCTTTGTTGT